GTTTCCCAGTCACGATCGGGGCGGGGAAACTTTGGGACGGCGGAATTTGATGGTCGTGGACTTGTTTTTCGGCATCTGCTTCGCTTTTGCCGTTTTGTCCAGGATCATCGTCGGGCCAGCATGTTTGAGCATTTCCCGCTCTGCATAGACATTCGTCCGCTGCGAGATACCCGAGCTGGTGGAGGTTGTGACCGTCATGGCCCAATCCTTTCAGTTTGGCAGATTTACCAAGCTGGGGATTGTCGCGCCTTTTTCGCATCTTCGCGCTCGAAATGATCCCAATGCGCCTGAGCGTCATCTGAGTTGGGGTCAAGGTTCGTTGTCGCGGCTGGCGATTTGTTCGTCACCGACTGTGCGCCGGCGAGCTGACGCTCCCGCTTGGCATCATCCGTTTTTTTGGTTTCCGGGGTGTCTCCCTGACCATCGGCTGCGGCAAGAGCTTTTTTGAATTCAGTCATCACGTAGGAAGCGGCTGCACCATCGACAATGTGATCGCCATTGACGGCGTGTGCGTCTCGAATGAGCTTTGGCTGGTCTTCGATCCATGCGTCAAAGGTGCTGCGGTGATCTTTCAGAACATCGTTGAAATCTGGGTGGTCGGCCATCAGGATTTGACCCTGCTCCAACACAATATCCCTGATCTCCTGGTCGATTTCGTCAATCTCTTCCTGGCTGTCCTTTGACAGGGTATCGACTTTACCTTTCAGCGCTGTCACGGCATCCGCGACTGGGCTGATGATGTCGCCGTACTCTTCCTTTGCTGCTTCCAGGGCGCTGGCGTTGGCGTCGGCTTCTTCCGACGATTTCTTACCTGCGTCCAACTTCTCCTGAGCGCGCTCGCGCTTACTCAAGAGCGACTGAATTTTCCGGCCCTGCCCTGATATCGTCTTGCGCAGGCGGGCATTTTCCTCCTGCAGTCTGACCGTCTCTGGGTCGGGCGCATCTTGCTGTTCTTCCGTTGGTTGGGTTGGCGGTGTGTCTGCGTCAGCACTTTCGTCTGCAGGTGGGCTGGGATCAGGGTCGTCAGGGGTGTTGCCGTCTTCGGTGTCTTCACCTGCACCCGCTTCATGGGGGTCAGGGTCATCCACAGGCAGTCCAGCATCAGCGTCTTCAAACTCTTTCCAGATTTCCTCTTGCGTCTTCTCCTGTTCGGCGGGCTCCGTAACCTGATCTTCAGTCGGTTGATCATTCCCGTCTGAGTTTGGGTTGGTGGTGTCCGCTACAGGTGTGCTTGTTCCAGTCATTTCTGCCTCATTTGTGTGCCCGTTGTGCTTAAGGGCTCAGCTTTTCCTCCTGCCCATTGGGGATCGGGCTGAAGGGTCGGGTGAGGGTTTCCCCTCGGTTCTGCCTATACGACATCGATAGGCTGATTCAGGTCTCCAGATGCCTCTGGGTCGCTGATTTGACCCAGTTCTAGCTCACTTACATGGCATTCAGCAAGGATATCTCGCAATTGAGCGATCTGCCCCTGGATGAATTTCATGCGCTCAACGTCATCGGCGAGCTCAAGCTCATCACGGCGATCATTGATTTTCTTCTCGATCCAACGCGACAAACGGGCTGCTTCGCCACCACCTTTGCGAAATGGAAAATCCATCAGACTGCGCCTCCTGCGCTTTCACCGGTCCTATCGCGCATGGCAACCTCAGTGGCGAGGCTCCGGTCTTTCTGGTCGGCTGCGATCTGCGCAGCATTCGTCTTGTCTTGAGACATCAGGCCAGCGATCTGCATCTTCCCTTTCAGCTCCTCGTACTTCATGCCGAGAGCCTGGGCCACTTTCTGAAGCTCTGTACTCTGCTCCATCTGGGAAATCTGCATCCGCGTGGTCCATTCAAAGGTGGACATCTCTCTCTTCGCGGCGATCTCTTCGCGGCGTATCTGGCGTTCAGCCTCGTTGTCCTGCTGCGCGATCTGGGCCGCCATGACCTCGGGGGAGGGCTGGTTGCGGCGGCGTTCAATCTCTGCTTCATAGTCCTCTTCAGACCGCAGCATCTCATTCACTGGCAGCATGTTGGAGCGCAGAAGGTGCTCGAATGCGCTGCGCTCCTTGAGCATCGGGCCATAGACGGGGTGGTCTGTGTACCGATCCACGATGATCATGATGTTCTGAGCCTGAAGCTCGCGCACCAGGAGCACCGAGGAGCCGCGCACTTCCACATCGAAATCGCCTTTGATCTCCTCTTTCTCGGAGAATTGCATGTTGAAATCATACATGCGCCGCACATCGGGCTTGGTGATCCCGTCATCGAAATTCTTGACCCAGCGCCGGAAGACGATGTTGGCCGTGTTCATCAGCATCGCCATGCCCTGGAAGGTCTTTGTGACCTCTGCGCCCTGCTCTCCCTGAGCGATGGCGGGGTATGTGGCGTCATCACAAGCCTCTTGAGCCAGGGCGATCATATTGGCCAGAACCTCTTGGTGAACAGGGATGTCATAGGTCTCAAACGGTCGGGAATTGGGTCCGACATCACCTGTCTTGCGTCTCCAGAGCTTGCCGCCCTCCAACACCCACGATCCATTTACAGGCTCGACAACGCTGTCATTGACGACGACTTGTGGGGCGGCCCCCAGTCCCGCGTTGTCGCTCATCATGCGGAATGATGCGTTCAGCAGGGCCTGCGGGTTGCGCATCAGGTAGGGGATGCCGAAGCCGTAGGGGCTGTTTTCATCCGGCTCAAGCGTAAAGACGCTGTAAAGAGACTCTCCGCTTTCAAGCGGGTTGAGGCCGAATGACAGGATTTCATTGTCGCAGAACCAAATCCGGACACTCATCTCCGCCAGAGGATCAACCTCGCCATCCTCATTCAGATATTCCTCAAGACCCTCTTTGCCATAGGCCTCCATCAGCAGTTTGATCTGCTCACCTTCAATCGGGCCGGTATATTCCCAAACGATATACAAATCCGACATCTGCGAGGTCTTTTCCTGATTGATGTCGTTCAATTGTGCCAGGTAGGTGGGGGTTGCGCCTCGGCTAGGGCCCGACATCAGAACACGGCGCAGGGCTTCCTTGTCGATGTCTGCCCGGCGCTGCAGCTTGCGAACCTTCGAGGCGTTCATCAGGTGTCGTTCATAAACGCCATCGCCGTCTTCATGGTTCTGGAAGTCCGGATCGGGGAAAAACCCCCAGTAATCAACACGCTCCATGGCCGGTTTCATGTTCCGGTCATATTCCATCTGGTGAGAGACCCGCCCCGTCTCCTCGTTATAGGTGCTTTTCCAACGCGGACGGGGCTTCTGGCCGACTGTCGGGCCTTTCATGACGCCAATACCAACATCACAAGCATCCGAGATCACGCGACGGCAGGATTTGACGTATTTGCAGGAGGAAAATTGATCCTCGATCTCATCCTGCATCAACTCAGCACGTTTTCCGACCTCTTCGCGTATGCGCTCAAGCTCTTCCTTTGCCACTTTGGTCTGATCGATAACCTCTTCGGCCACCTGGCGATCCTGCTCAGCGATCTGCTGACGGGCTGCGTCGTTGTTGACCTGAGCTTCACTGGCCCGGTTCTTGGCGTCTACTGCGGTGTCCTGGGCGTCGGCGAGGAGACGTGATGTCTCCTTCAGCTTTCCATCCACCTCAGGGACTGGTGTCGGCCCTATGGCCCAATTGCGGTCATCCACAGGGAAGAGGATGTCTGAGAGGCGCGCAGACAGGGAGTTTGTCTTTGTGCGGGTCTTGTTGATGAAGAGCCGGGACTTCTTGCGATCCTTCAGCTTCTTCAGAGTGTCGTGATCGTATTTCCCGTGCTTCTGCATCAGGTCTGCGATCCATCGCTGCTCGACCAGGCTTCGGCGGCCTACGCGGCGGTTTGCCTCACGTTGCAGCTCACCCACAAAGCCATGGAGGCGATGCATCAGGTTTTCCTGCTCTTGCGGTTCGGTGGCCTGTTCAGCGCCCTCAGCGCCCTTGGGAATATGCACTGGCATGTCAGTATCCTGCTACTTGATCAGCTGCTCCGCTCTCGATTTGTCCTGGGCGCGGTACGGGCTTTGTGGTGGCGATTTGATCGAATGAGTTTATGAGATATCGCATGTCATCCATCAGGTGGTCATTCTGCTTTACGATGATGGCACGCTCGACGCCATATTCATTCTTTTTGACCTCGCGGCGATAGAGCCGGTATTCAGCAAAGAAATTGGGGAGGGTTCTGAACACCTTCAGCTGACCGATGGTGAGCAGGGTGTAGACCTTGTAGATGCCGGCATCCACCTCGTTATTGGCCGTCACCAAATTCAGGCCGCACTGATTGTATTCCGACATCAGGCGTTTGCCGTCTTTCTGGTTCCTCTGCCTGGCGGCCGGGTCGATGCATCCGTTCATCCATGCCCCACGCGCCTTGATGGCTTCCGCGTGGACGGCGGGCAACTCCTGGCCCTTGTAGTACTCAGCATAGAGGTAGATCGTGTTGGAGCTGGGGTCTTTGGCGCCCCAGAGCACAGCTGTCTTCTTCCAGCCCACATCCATCGCATAGGCCCGAGGCCAATATTCCGGGATCGCAAATGGCTCGCAGACGATCTCTTCTTCGGGGATTGGGTAGATCGCTCCCACCCCAAGGCTCGGAATGCCTTTGGAACGCGCGTCTCGCATATGCTTTGGAGTTGAATCGAGGAGCTGACGCTTCTTCTCCTCGCTCAGGTGGGGGACGTCATCCCACCTGATCGTGACTGGGAAAC